GAAGATGTCGCCGCACATCATCGCCAAGCCGCCGTGACCGGGGATCGACACGCGCTCGTAATCAATCGAGGTCTTGCCGTTGATCGTCTTGGTGAACTGGTAAATCTCCAGCGGCTGATCGACGCCACGCACGCGAAGGAAAGCCTTGCGCCCGTGCAGCGCTTCGCCGTCGTCGAGCCCGACGTGCCAGTTGCAGCCACCGTCGTCGGAGAAGAGAACTTCTTCGCTGTCCCAGCCGATCCCTTCATAGAAGGTGATCCGCAACTCCGGCATCAGGTGAATCCAGAAATCGTATTCCGCCTTGCTCAGCGACGGCGAGGCGAAGAACGATTGCGGCGGACGGATCGCCTGCACGATGGTGTAGCCGGGAGGTCCACTGAAATCGCGACCGCTGTAGTTCAGCGCCATCTCGATTCCGGCTTGCGTCCCGCGCAGGCTCTTGTACTCGAACTGCCGCGCGATCCACTCGCGCTGCGTGCTCTCGCTCCAGCCGTCCTCCCACAACATCACGCCGTGCGCGTAGCCGAGATAGGGCAGGTTGTTGTAGCTGATGCGGTACGGGTCCCACTGATCGGCGACGATCTCGGCGTAGGTGCCGATCAAGCGCTCGCCGTCAACGTCGGCCATCGCCTTCTCAAGACCGGTCGCGTTGCGATAGAGGAGCTTCGCGCCCGGATACTGGATGATGCCTTCAGTGACGATGTCGCTCATAGTTGACGCCCGGCCATTCGCACGTTGATCGTCTTGACCTTCACGACCCAATCGAGCGGCACGATCACGTTGTCGGTCGGCTCCTCGACATCGACGTGATGCACGCCGCTGACGTTGCACGCCGCGTGGATCGCGGTGAGCGAATGATCATGCCCAAGCCAGTACTGGTTCGTGACAAGCTCGCTCAGGTTCAGGCTGATCTTCAGCATGGTCTGATCGGGAAGCGTGCCGGGATAGAGCCACACCGCGACGCTGTAGTTGATCTCCATGATCTTCGGCGGATTGACCGAGATCACATCGGTGAGACCCTGACGCGACAGGCTCTGGATGTACGAGCGGATGAAAACGAGTTGCTCTTGCGACGGCTTCGGGTCGTCGTAGTTCGTGTTCATCAGACACGTGATCAGAATCGTCGGGTAGTAATCGTGCGCCACCGCGCGGATCGCCGTCACGTCGCGCAGTGCAGGGAGCGCGGTCAGCGCCCAGAACTCGTACGCCTCTGCCGTGCCGTGAGGCGACAGCGTGTTCGGCGACAACCAGATGCGCCGACGATATCGATCATCGCTCTCGCCCGGCAGACGCGGCACGCCGCCGGGATAGCGCGATGCGATTGCATCGAGGTCGGTGCCGATGGCGTAGGCGAGCGTGATCGAGCGCGCCGCTTGGTTCACTCGATCTCGAACGAGAAGTTCGAAGTAGGTGCTGGCTTCTTGGTTGATCTTGATCGGATCAAACTCAAGCATCTCGACATCGTACTGCGCCGCTGCCGGTGGATCGTACAGCGCCCAGAGTTGCTTGAGCCGTGTCATCCGATCCGCAAGGATCGTCTCCACGTCGAGCTTCTCCAGCACGATCATCGGCTGCAGGTTCGCAGGCAGGATGACGGAGATGCGCTCCGTCAATCTATCGGTCAGCGCCTGTCCGCTCGCCATCAGTAATTGCTCCCGGGTACAACGGTCGGCGTTGTGCCTTCACCGTACGCAGGAGCGCCGACCACGTAGCCCGGCTGCCGCTCCCAAAGATTGTAGCCCTGCGAGACCAGACCGACGGAGCGACGCACCTGCGGCTGGTCGTTGCCGAGATGACCGCGAGGACGATAGGTGCCCTCCATCGACGTGGTCAGACGACCGGTGCGCAACTCTTCGGACGAGGACAGCAACGAGCCATCCGCGCGCGTGCCGACGCGAACACGCTGGATGCGATAGTTCGGCTCCCAGAGATCGAGGCCGGTTGCTATCGCCCAGTAGAATCTCGTGATCGTTGGTTCGGTCGCGTTGTTGCCGATCATGTGCGGGACGAACGAGCCGACCCAGCGCCGCAGAACACGCTCGTGAAATCTCGTCGAGAAGATCAGGAGCATGCTCTGAACGACGTGATCCCAACCCGTCAGCACTTTGCCGGTCACCCGGTCCATGCCGATGCGCGTCGGGCTCAGAACGATGCGGCCATACTTGAGGTCAGGCCACATGTCCAAGGTCGGATCGTAAACGAAATCAGCCACGCGCTACTCCGCCGGTGCGACGAACGGAGCGGACGGCTTGCGATCTTCCTTCTTCGAAGGCTTGCCGTTCTTGCCGTTGCCGTTCTTGGCGGCTCTGCGCGCCTTGTTGCGTTCCTTCTGCCGCACCGATGCAGGCGTGGCGGCAAACGACGGTGCGCCGGATTGCGTGCGGCGGCTGTACCTTGGCACGCGCTTCGGATCGTCGTCGCTCTCGCTGCGACCGCGCGTGATCTGCGCGAGCAATTTCTTCGCGCCGTTCTTGAGCTTGCTGACGGGATCGGTGCCGATCAAACCCTGATCGATCCAGTACTGGATCATCAGCGGCGAGGCGAGAACGTGCAGCCCGTCGTCGCCATCGTGCACGCGCAGACCACCGAGTTCGTCACCAGCGTGAACGCCCGGGTCGTAGACGAAGTACTTCTGCATAACCATGTGCTTTGCCATCGTGGCTTCTCCTGTGGTGAAGAGGGATTTGTCTCGGCGTGAGACAAATTACTTGTCGTCGTTCGGTATCGGATCGCGCCCCAGAATCGGCGGCTTCGAGAAAATGATCTGGCCTTTCTTCACGACCACCCAATCGCTCGCCATCCGCAGCTTCGCGCCCTCCTTGTGTGAGGCGACGCGAGCATCCTTGCCGACGCGCAGCGTGTGCCCGCCGTCCTTGTTCATGCGGCTCTTGACCTTCGCCTTCTCGCCGCCGGTGTGGCCCTTCTTCTGTTGCTTGCCGCCACCACCGCCGCCTTGCTGACCACCGCCGCCGCTCTGTTCTTTCTCTTCATCCTGCAGCCAGTGATCGTGACCTTCTTTGGTTTGCTTGCCGCGATAATCACCTTGCTGATAGCTCTCCTCGTCCTGCCCTGAGCCGTCGGCGTGCTCCGGCGTCTTGAACTCTTTGTTCGGCGCGTACGGCGTGATCATCCCCTGCGTGATGTCGCCGCCGGGACAGACGATGGAAAGGTTCTGTCCCTTCTTGTAGAAGCGCTGTTCGGTCGCGCCGCCGCGATGGTTCGCGGTGTTGAGCCACGGCGTCAGGATGTCCTTGCCGTCCTTGTCCTTGCCGAGTGACATCCGCAGCTTCGTGCCCTTCACCTCGTGCACGGTGCCGTTCTGATGCATGTCCGCCATCCGGCGTTTCATGTCGGACAATTCCTGCAGGAGCCTGTTGTAATCTTCGCTCATGACAGTTCGATCCTTATCGCCTTCGATGTCTTGTCGAGGATGTCCTGCGCGAGTTGGCGCAGCGTTCGATCCTGATCGACGATGGTCTTCCTTCCTCCACGTTTCGTCGCGCTGGTGCCGGTCACTGTCGTCATCGTCACCGGCAGACGTTTGCCCTTCTGCACATAGGGCAGGAGGATGCACCGGCAGTTCGGGTGTCTCGGGTGCCTACTCGCGGCGACCGACGCAGGCATCGGACCAGCCGCCTGCATCTCTTCACAATCCATGCAGACCAACTCGTCGTTCTTCGACACCCAGACCACCAATCGGTTCGGGTCCATCTTTCCGAAATCGGTGCTCTCGCGTCCGCCTTCGAGGTTGCGCGCCGTGTCTTCGAGAAGCGCCGGATCGATACTCACGTCGTAGGTGAGGTCGGCCACCTTGGCGCGCTTGACCTTGAACAGCCCGCGCACTTCCTCCAGCGACAGCCCGGTCTGTTTCGTCAGGTTGACCGCCAGCAACGACACCAGAGAATCGCCGACATCGTTGAGCCCGACAGCGAGGATCGGCTTGGTGACCTTCGCTGCCTTCTGCAGATGCTTGACGAAATCGAGTAGCTCCGACGTGTCGATGTTGAGTTTAATCCCCGCTGCCATCGATCACGACCTTGTCTTTCTTCTCGTCCGGCTTGATCACCACGACGTTGGTGCTGATCACGCCGACATCGATCATGCCGACCTCTTCCATGCCCTCCGGCATTTCGATGTCGTCGTAGCCGAGCTTGCGCAGGATCGGCGCTTCGCCCTTCGTGTCGGTCAGGTCGTCGCCGTAGCCGGTCGCCATCGCTGGCAGGTCGGACGACAGCGGTGCCTTGCCGATGGCGCGCAGCCCTTCTCGGCGCAGACCGAGCCACGCCTGCAATTGCTCCCAGCCCGGCGCTGGCGTGCGGCTCACGAGCGCCTCGCATATCTCTGCAGCGTGCTCCATGTGCGCTTCCGGATTCTCTTTCGCGACCGTGATGAACTTCCTGATCGGATGGTTCGCCGGTATCTCGACGCCCGGCGGCAGGTCGGCTTGCACGTCGCAGATGATGCTCAGTTGCCGCGCGGCCCAGCGACGGTCTCGCTCTGCCGCAGCGCCCCGCTGCCCGCTGACGCGCACCACCTTGATGACGAAGTGCTTCAGCAACTCGGCCCACTCGTTCTGCGGATTGCCGAACAACGAGCCCAGCGCTTGGTCCTCGACCATGTCGAGCGCGATCTCCATGCCCTCGTCGGTCTGCGGAATCTTCAGTGTCTCTCCTCCGGTCTCGCCCTCGATCTTCGACGCGACGCCGATCTCGATGACGAGGTTCAGTTCGCGATCCACGAGATAGAGGTTCGTGCCGTCAACGCCGCCACGGCTATCGCTGTCGGTGTAGACGACGATGTAAGGCTTCGCCGCTTCGTTCAGCACCAGCGCCTGACCGAGCGGCGTGTTGTCGCTGTCGAACACGCGATCATCTGCCCACGTCGTGCCACGCAACGCCGCCACTGCGGTGAGCCGTGTCAGCATGCGGATGATGCTCATGGCACCTCGTCCAGTACGCGCACTAGATGAACGTCGGGACGACCGCCGGGCTCCTCGTAGATGAACGTCACCTCGTAGTGCTCGTCGCGCTCAGGAAAGAAAACGCGATCTCCTTTCCTCAACCCGCATTGCCTGACCGGCTCCCACCTGATCGACAGCGAGGTGTCCACGATGGCTTGCTTGTGCATCAAGCCGCCGCCGGTCCCTTCGGTGGCACCGCGCGATTGATCGTAGATGCCGCGCGTGATGACGGTCTGGCGATTGGGATCGGGCACAGCTTCGCGATAGCCGGTCTTCTGCGTCAGCATCGGCTGCAGCACGACCTGTTCGGCGAACGCATCATCGACGGCGTCATCCACCGGGATCATGTCGTCGGCGAGTATCTTGCGGCTAGTGCGACGGGCCATTGAAGATCACCACGAGAATCACCATTGCGAATGCAAGGGCTATCGCCATCAGGACGAGGAAGCGATCACGGGTCCACTTACCCATGTTCGAGCGTTGCGTTCGTGATCGTCACTTGCTTGCCGACATCGAGCACGTTGTCGTCGAGCACGATTTCATAATCGTGAATCTGGTCCGGCGTCGTATCGATGCCGACCGTCATCTCGTCCACGACAATGATGCCGGAGCCATCGCTGATGGTGCCGATGCTGGCGACGCCCGCGATGGAAACGAAGCCTGTCGTCGGCGCGCATAGCTGCAGGTTCTCGCCGACCAGATAGAACGAGGGTCGCTGCAGCAACAGCGTGCAGAGGATCACGCGCTCGCTGTCACGAAGCTCGATGATGCCGGGACCGTTGCCGCCATCGATGGCGTTGAGCACAGCCTGCATGCGCTGACGTTTTACGTTCAGTGAATAATCCATCTCAGATCACCGCTACATGAGGCACGTTGCGCCGCCGATACGACAAGTACATCTGACCGTACGGTGTCGATTCCCAGAACTCAGCGGACGCGGCGGCTTCACTGCCGCTGCCGCTTTGCTGTTCGTCAGACGCGCCGACACGTTCGTAGGATATCGAGCGGTCGCGGAAGCGAACCGATTTGATCCACACCTTCCCGATCTCCGGATCAACGACGCTGCCACCACCGCCGCCTTCTTCGCCGCTACTGATCTCACCACCGCTCGCCTTGTCGTGGAGCGAGAGGTAGTGCGCAGCGGCGTACAACACGGCGAACTTTGCATCGACCGGATACCAGAACGCATCGACCCAGAGCATGCCCTCATCGAGCCGCAACTGAACCATCTCGTCTGATACTTCGGAGAACTCCGGAAACATCACCCGAAATTCCGCGATAGTAGGTGGCAGCGTCGGGTTGACCGGCATCGATCAAGCCTTCTTTTTCTCAGCGTCCTTGGCGTCCTTCGCCACTTCCTTCTCGTGAGCGGCAGCGGCGTCGGATGCCTTCTTCGCATCCTCCTCCGCCTTCTTGATGTCGGCTTCGCGTTGCTCCTTCGCGTTGAGCTTCTTGACGCCGCCATGACCGCCGCTGATCTCGTACAGCGGCGGGTCTTCCATCTTCACGAGTTCTTCGAGGTGCTTGTAATCCGCCTCGCTCATGTTGAACTCGGCTTCACCTCCGGGCGGCACCACGACGTGGGTGCCCTCGTCAGTGAAGAAGCCGCGAGGCTGCCTGCCGGTGTTCTTAATCTTCGCCATCTTGATCTCCTGTTGATGATGATGTGACGAACGAGCCTCGACGGATCAGACGCCGTCGAGGTAGCGCATCGCTGCGGGCATCCTGATTTCGATGCCGCCGATCCGGAAGATGCCCGGCACATCGAACACCAGCGGGCCGCGCTGCCACACCGGCAAGAACTTGTGGCGCATCGGAATCCACATCTTGAGAACCTGCGGATCACGACGATAGGCGACCATGCGCGAGAGACCACCGGCACCCGCTGTCTCAAGACCACGCACGCCAGCGATGGTGATGGGTCGCCCCGTCTGCACCGTCAGCACGTTGTAGGTCTTGATCCATTCCAGCAACGTGATCTGCGTGTACTGGATGATGCGTCCTGCCATGCCGACCAGCACCGCTGGCGGAAGCAAGACAGTGTCGGCGTAGTAGAGCCAGTTCGTACCGGTGGCGATGCCGGTCAGCGCGCTGTTGATGTCGCGGATGACCTGATCGTTGGTCTTGCTGGCGAACGAGGTGCCACCTGCGGTGCCGTCCGCCGGTGCCGTTGTTGCAGCGACGAGCGACGAGTTGATCAGCCCCTGCATGTTCTTCGCGGCAGAACCGCGAAGCGCAACGCCGTCAACGAACTCCTCGTAGGCACGGCGGCAAGCGACCGCCTTGTCTGCGGTGAGGTTGAGGCCGGGCGTGTTCATCGCCTGCGCCACCTCCTCAAGGGTGTAGCGATAGCCGATGGCTGCCATCTCCATCCCGCGCTCAAATTTATCGCGGGTCAGTTCTGCCAGCGGCACGTCCATCGCAGTGTGATGAAACCAATCGGCACGGCCCACCATATCGGCTGAGTAGTACGTGATCGATTTCACCCACTCGTTGCCCGTTGCAGTGTCAACCGGAACGAGGTCCGGATACTGCACTTCGGGATACTGCATCTTGACCACCTGCGCTTCGATGGCCGTGTT